ATCTGCTTGTATTTGCACGAGCAGGTCGTGGTTATCAGATGGCGCAGCCAAATGAGACACCCGACTGGTCTACACTTGCTGTCCAATCTTTGGAGGAAGTTGATCAGTTAGCCCCTGTTGGTGGTGAGAAACCTGAAATCTCAGTTGCGGAGGTTACGGTTGGAGAAACTATAGCCTCCCTACGCACTTTGCTCCATAGAACTTCCTATTTCCATAGGGAATTTCTTGGAAATGCGTATTCCGCTGCGAACACGTTTAATTTGGCTGGGTATTATACCCTAATAAATTACGTGCCTCGCTTTCCCACTGATTATGGATATAATGCAGAGGGAACCAATTGGGCAACTGGGATTGTTTCGGGCACCAAGTCCGCCTTCCAATATTCTCCCAATCATCCAATGAGTTGGTTGGGGAATTGTTTTGTGGGTTATAGAGGTGGTATTGTCCACCACTATAATGTCTCACGGAACGGATTTGAGCTCGTTGATGAGTTGAAGGTAGAAAGAGATCCTAGGACTTGGATGTTGTATCCTACTCGCCAAGCTGTGAATAGGTACAATGCCGGTCCTAGTTCTGCTGCTAGTGGCTCTAGCTTGGCTAGATCCCCTATGACAACAGCTAGCGGTAATGTGCGGCGTGATGTTATTGGCCATAGAGGTATGGCAATGACAAACATGCACACTCAAGCGGCTTTGTCTGCTATCTCACCATATTACTCAAAGTGGAAATTTCGTCCATCATACGTGGCAACACGTGATGTGGTTGGTTCCACTGATGAGCGTGAATCGATGAAGGTTGCAGCTTCTATGCGTTGTGGTTCCACTGGGACCACGACGGATATGGGTTGGCCAATCTTAACGATTTATATGGCAGGTGCAGTAGATTTTGATTTGATCTACTTTGTGTGCGTACCAACGTACTATTCGTTCAGTGTTCCCTCATCTGACGATACGTACTAGTGGTGCGCACGCAACGGGTCACAAACTTTGAAAGAGGGGTTGAACCCTCACCCTAGTGTGGTTTGTGGGCCTTTCCAAGTTAGGGTTATAATAACTTGGCGGTTTATTAGCTTTCCGTTATAAGTTTTTGGTTTTTCTTGATTTTTCTCCTTAGACATTGTCGGGAGATGGCATCCTCTGAAGAATTGATCGTATCAATTACTTATAAGGATATCGTCCTCCGAATAAAAAGGATGAATGATCGTCTGGTGCACCCAGAAGGGTGCAGCTGCAAAAAATAAAATTCAGAAGAATTCTATGTTGCACTGCTTTGCAGTCATTGTATAACG